TCGATTAATCTGATCTTTTATTGATGAGCCACCATGTGGCTTCAGCTCATTCAAATAAGACTTAATAAGAAAGCGGACTCCCAGTAATAAACTTGTAGATACGGCGCTTACGCCAACGGCTATGCCAACCCATTCGTTTGCGGTCATGACGCATTAATTCCATAATCAGCTTCGCTCCCTGACTTTGGATCTAACGCTTTGGCAATAGGCGCAACAATTGCACCAAGCATAGTTGCATAGGCTGGATGTATGTCAGCCACTATTGCTAGGGCAACTGTAATTCCACTAGCTGCCACAGCTCTCAAATATGACTTAATTGCTGCTTTGTGTTTTTTGGTCAGTTTCATTAATTGCCTTTCAGTAGTGGGATGTCGAACTTCTTGCCATTTTGATTTGGTTTGAAAGAAATATGGATGTGTTTATGATGCGGGTTTATGCCGCGATATTTAACCCATCGCCATAATGACTTACTTGAGCAGATTTTCTTGCTAAAGATTATGTAAGATATACGCTTATCTTTTTTCGCTGCGAGTCGAAGTTGATCTGCCAAAGCATAACTAATCCCTTGTTCGTCAGATAAGCCAGCGTCAATATCGATCGCGCAAACTTCTCCGTCTGGTCTTGGGTTATGATCGGATTTTCTAGATTGATGCTTAAGATCACCGATCCATCCATCAGACTTCCGGCTGCGATCCAAGAACGCTCCATTTATTTGGTCGCGTAGTGTTTCAGCAGCTTTAGATAAATATGGCTTCATTAGCCAAGTATTAATTTGGCTTCGTCAGCAGTTAAACCCAAACGATCAAGAATTGCTTGGCGTTGGGTTTCTTTTGCTTCGGCTTCGGCTAATCCTGCCAATTCCTCTTTTGTGTAATACTCATAAGAAAGAATGTTGTTATCAGGCTTTGACTCATCAAATCCGCCAACTGCATAAACTACTGATTTAATTTTTTTTGTCATTATGCCATCCTTAATGGTGTTAAAATAGGAACGCTAGTAATTACAGTTAAACTTCCAGCAGTTGCAAAAGCACCAGTTATTGATCCCTCAGAATATCCAGTCAAATATGTAACTGATTCAACAGTATCAGTAGTTTTAAGGAAATAAAAAGGAAGCGTGTTTGTAGCGTTCGATGCGGAAACAATTGGCGTTCCAGTAATTGTTTGTGCGTTTATCGCAACATAATAAAATCCTGCTGGTGGAGTGCTTGTAATTGTAATTTCAAAATTGGTGTTAGCAGCAGCGCAAGCAACTGTGCCAGCATCTAAAAAAACTGTATCTGGTTTTCCTGTTGTAGCATTTGCATTATACAAACCTAGCCTTATTGTGCTTGTTCCTGTATGAGAATTAGCAGTCCTTAAAGAAATCCTATCTAAAGCAATACCCGACAAATAAATAGGGAAATAATAGGTTGTATCCTCAACTAAAGTGACATTAGTTAACGAAACAGTTGTATAGGGTTTTATGTATCTACCAGCATTTTGTGGTAATAACATAGATTTTTCACTAGGAACAGCTCCCCATTCAGGAGCAGTTGCACCAGAATTTACTTTTAATACTTGTCCTGCTGTTCCCAATGCTAATCTAGTATTTACATTTGTAGTTGATGAGCGATAAGAAATATCACCTAGAGTTGTTTCAGGATTTAAGTTTTTAACAGTTGTATCTACTGATGATCCAAGTGTGCGAATAGCACTTGCGCCATCCTTGACGAGATCTGTGTCGTCTGGTGTTGTCCAGCTATAATTGGTAGTGGTTGCCATTTTATCCTATCCTCATGCGACTATTGTAGCGTATTCCCAAGTTAAAGTTGGGCTTAAAGTGTTCCAAGCCTCGAGTGCTGGAGTAGTATTCCAACGCATCGCCACTTGGCTAAACTCGGTTGGTGAAACATTGATTGTTAAAAACAGTTCATTGAATCTAGTGCTCCATGACCAGCCCTCAACATAACCTTCAAACTCCCCATCGGCTATTTGGATTGGCAGGTTTTCGATATTGACTGGCATGCCCATAAAGACCCCTAGTAAGTCATCTCGGTCAGCGTCGCCAATTTCATCATTGGTTATTGGGAAAGTAATCGACTGGAATGCTGGTCTTGGATAAGCTCTTTGATCGATATATCTGTCAGCTATTAACTGAGCATCGACAGCGCCTTGCACCCTTGAGTTTATAGTTTCCGCTTTGTAGCCATATAAGGCAATTGAATCTGCATCTGTGGCAGTAACCTGTGAATTGTAATTGTTGCCGTAGTTAATATAAATATCGTTGCGAACATCGGATGATCTCATGACAGTAGATAAGCCAGCACCTAAAGCATGTGCAGCATCTAATTCAATATAGCCATTAACTAAAAGATAATTCTGCCTGTGGTCTGCATCTGCATAACCTATGTTGCCAGCATTGTCCTCAAATAAATATCCAAATGCTGAGGTTGCAATATCTGAAACTACATTGTAAATCGTGTCAGTTACATTTGATTGAGCGGTCATAGTATAAAGACCCGGCTGATCTATCTCGCCAAGTCCTAGATTGGCTGCGTTTGCCCAAGTTTCGGTTGCATCATAAGTTGACCATTGTGAAGCTGCTGGCACATCATTCCAAGTTCCTACTAAAACACTTGAAAGAATTTCATATATTTGGTCGCCATCCTCGTCCTGAGAGATATTATCTGACCATATTTCTTTTGTTAGTTTGGCAAGTGAGCCCATCGCAATAATGCTGTATTGGATAGTTGTGCCGATTGATCCAGTAGCACCCACCTCAACAGTTACATCTGTTATGTCGCCACCAAACAAACTCACATAAGATGCACTTGAGTTTTTAACTTGTAAATCTAAAGAGTCATTTATATCAAAAGGTAAAATCTGGTTATTTAATGCAACTAAAGTTAATTGAATATAGGATGGAAGTGGCTGTGAATAAATATCGGTTCGACCAGATGCGTGTTGAACATCTGAAATTGTTATATCAGTATAATCAACCCCACCGACAGTTAATTTCCAATCAGGTGTAAATGCTGTCATTTCAGACCAGATACACTTCGATCTGCTTGACCATTCAAATATCTTTGCAAAGCTCTTGCAGTTCCCTCAGGATCTACTGCCCCATTAATTGTTATGTTGTTAATTTGCCCCATACCACCACCGCCAAAATTGCCAGTTGTTGCAGGATAATTTGAAACGGCTACATCTCCACCACTAGCAAATTGTGATAATCCATAAGTTGCAGCGACAGCAGCTAAAGCAGCAGCAGCAGCACCAACTGAAGTTCCACCAGTAGCAAATGCGGTTGCAACAGCTGCACCGGCAGCAGCAGTTCTTAGGGCTTTCATGGCAGTTACTAAAGTCATGATTGCTTGAACAAATGCGACAATCTTAGATGCAACAAATACGCCAATAATAATTGCACCCAATACTGCTAATTCTTTTCTAATACTAATTACAAATTCAAGAGTTGATCTAATCTGCTCGCCAAATTGGAATGCGCCTTCAGTAGCTTCAGTTATGCCAGCAGTAACACCATCCTCGCCAGAGAATCCAGCAGCGAATGCCTGAATAAGTGGAACGGCTGTTTCTAGGAAATAATCTGCCAATTCTTTAACAATAGGAAGTAAAGCTGCTCCAATTTGTTCTTTACTTTCGCTTATTGCAATTGTTAATTGTCTAAACTTAAACTCAGCATTCGTTGCTTCATTGGCAATAAATCCGTTGTAAGTATTTCTTAATTGACCTGTGATTTCATCGAAAGATTTGGTTCTAAGGGTGGCTGCATCAATTCCTAGACCTAATTTACCCAGAGCGGTATTTGACCCGTCATAAGCCTTTCCTAAGGCGTTTGTGACGCTCTCTAGTGGCTTGCCTGTGGCTATGCTAATCTCTTGAGCTAAAGTCAATAAATCTTGAGCTTTAGTTACATCTTGAGTAGATCTGATAAGTCTTGAGAATGCAGGTCTTAAAACATCATCGGTTGTCGCAGTAGCAATAGATTGAGCAGTTATGTATTTGTCAATTCCTGCAATTTGATCTTCGGTGGCTTTAGTGTTTGATCTAATAACTTGCTCTAAATTCTTGCGACTTTTTTCATCCTCGGCTGCTGCCTTTACTGCTGATACAGCAAACGCGGTCGCTGCTGCTCCAACAGCTGCAAACGCCAATGCCGCCTTTTTGCCAAAATCTATAATTTGATCTTTGGATTTATCAACAGCCTTTTCA